CTTTGGTGCCAAGCACCGATGCCTGAAGCTGGAATAAGGAAACATTGGACTTCGAAACCTTCACTTTCCAACTGGTCTTGCACCTGTCTGAGTACCATGCCGTTTTGGAGGTTAATAATTCCTTGCACATTCTCCCCAATAACGAATTCGGGTTTGATCTCCCTAATGAGTCTAAGCATTTCTGGCCAGAGATAGCGGTCATCGTTTGTACCTTTTTGTTTTCCTGCGACGCTGAAGGGTTGACATGGGAACCCTCCCACAACGACATCTGCTGAGTATTCTTTTCCTTTGACATTTTTTATATCCTCCTCGATTGGTATGTTAGGAAAGTTCTTATGTAAAACCTTTTGACAGTATTTATCTTTCTCAACAAATTTCACTGTCTCAAAAAAACCTGTTGAGTCTAAACCTAAAGCAAATCCTCCTATACCTGAAAATAAATCTAAAACTTTTAATTTTCTATTCACGAATAATCTCTTTCCAAAATCATTTCTAAATAATGTATTGCTTTTTTTATATCTTGCTCCTTTCCCTTTACAGAATGCCTGCAAATATATTTTATAGCATTCCCCTCAGCAAACAAGAGTTTATTTTCGTTGATGAACTCTGCAGGTTGAATTTTCATATTGCGATAGTGTTTACCGCCTACCTGTTCTTCTAGTGAATCATAAGTTGTTGACTTAAACATATTTTTGTGTGTCATATGTCATACCCCCTCTCTGTCTTTGCATAGATTATATTTAATTCTTTTTTTGCTCTTGTTACACCTACATAGAATAATCTGTGTTCATCATCAGGATTATCTAAATATTTATTATAAGCAGCGTTACTTAAGTCAGTTAACAATATTACATTATCTCTTTCATTACCCTTTACACCATGAATAGTTGATATTTTTATTCTAGGTTCTTTTGACAAATCTTCTCCATTCTTTATTAATCTCTGTATTTTTCTAATTTCATCGTCCCCTAAATCATCAAATGCAATATACCACTCTTCATCTGTTTTTAAACCATAATCTTTTTTTAAAGTATCTATGTCATAAAATTTGTCTTTTGACATTTGTTTCATTAATTTTAAATCCACATTTTTACTCATCTTATTAGTTATCTTTTTATAATCATTATAATGTAGAGGGGTGCCTTCTCGTAACTTATTCCAATTTTCTATTAAGGCATAAATATTTTTAACTCTTGGAGTAGAGTTTCTTCTTTGAAAATAAAAATTATTTTGATCTAAATAATAAGCTATCTTTTCTAATATTAAATTTGTTCGAGTAAGTATTAGCCACTCTCCTTTTGATAAGTCTACTCTATCAATCTCCCAATGATAATTCACTTGACCCAAATCCTCTTTAGGTATCCAATTTTTTTCAACTCTATTTTTAATTTTTTTAATTATTTTATTAGCTACGTTAAAAATATTTTTAGGCACCCTATAAGATTGTTGTAATATTACTCTTTCTCCTTCTAAATTTATAAAAGTCTCTGCATCTGCACCATTCCATTTATAAATAGCTTGATCATCATCTCCTGCAATAATAGATTGTTTAGAACTTTTTTCTAATTTTTTAATAATGTCCCACTGTATTAAACTCAAGTCTTGTGCTTCATCTACAAATATAACTTCAAACTTAGGACTTTCTCCTTTATCTAAAAATTTTTCTAACATATCTATATAGTCAATTAATCCTTTCTGTTTCTTATATTGATATAATTCTTTATTAATTATGTCTAACTTGTCGTATGTAATATTATAGCTGTTACCATTTAAATTATATAATTCTAATGGTGACATTCTTTTACTCCTAGCTAAACTAATTAAAGAGATATAAGGATCTTTAGAATGTAATATACCCTCATGATCATGGTCATATCTTATACCTTCGAACTCTATTTGTAAGTCTCTACCTAAATCCTTATAATCTTTTTCTTGCATAACATTTTCTTTTTTTAAACCTAGTATGTTAAAACAAAATGAGTGAAGAGTTCTAAAATAGGGTAGGTCTTTTTCGGTTAAATTAAACTTATCTATAGCTCTACTCTTACCTTCTTGTGCTGCATTCCTTGAAAAAGTAAAGTAACCTATCTTACTTGGTTCTACTTTCTGTAAAAATTTTTCTAACTCATTCATTAAGTAAAATGTCTTACCTGTGCCTGGTGGTCCGTATATTATTCTTCTCATTAATAGTTCTCCTTGTTAAATGTTTTTTCTTTATATGTTTGTGGTTTCTTATCAAATCTTGTTACAACAAAAACAGATAGTTTAGTTTTACCAACTCTTTTAGTAAAACAATGTAAGTGATCTTTGAGCATTTGAGATGTTCTTTGGTATTGTATTTTCCAATGTCTACGACTTAAATATTGATGAAAGAAATTATCAAAAACAAAATAATGATATTCATCTTTCGTATATGTTCCACCATTTTTTAAATCTTCAAAGTCATCTTTCTTAACTCTATTTAAACAATAGTCTTCTAAGTAATTTTTTAATATGTCCTTGGTTCCTGTTCCTTCAGCAGGCTCAGTTATCTCTGCACCTTCTAACAAAATATTAGTTTTTTGTTTCCATTCATTTGTCTTTAGTGTTGGTGGATTAAATCTAAGTTGTTTAACACATTCTTCTTGAAACAAAGCTTGATTAGTAAGGTGTTTTGCAGAGTCTAAATATAACCTATCTCCATCTACATTCATATAATAGTATGGCTCTTCTAAATTAACAACTTGTAAATCCGTTAAATTAGGAAACATTATCTCTTGACCTATTCCAAATTTTCTTGTTTTACATAATTTTTTATCACATAGACTACACATAGGTTGGTCATTACATTTATAACCCCAATCTTTTTTATCGTGTTGTTTAGTTATTATGCTAACTTCTGTATCAGATAATGGATGTTCCATTGCATCTTCGTTAAATAATATTATTTTAGATTTCCAATTTTGTGGCCATTTAGACTTTGCATATACACCATAATGAAATAACGCATTATTCCTACCACCCTCACCCACTCTATTTTGCACCATTAGTTCAATACAAGGTGGTCCGTCTGAATAAGGAGTTTCTGGTCTTTTAATTGTTAAGTCTTTTAATATCTCTGCATCTATACAATTAGATTTATGTAACACAAAAAAATCTTCTAGATTAACAGCTTCGCCATCATTATTAAATGCATATCTTGTAGTATTATTACCATTAAAGTATGGTAAATTTAAAAAATTTCCTGTATCATCTTTGGATTTTAATTCACGTTGTTTTGGAAAAACTTCTGAACCACCATATCCTAACACAGATCTTATTTCATTTAATTTATCTTGCATTAATGCAGCAGAAACATAGTCAGATGTAAATAAGAATACATGAGCACCACCTGATTTAGATCTAAATACTATTAATGGTAGTTTTAAATTTTGAATTTTATTAATTAATTTTCTATGATCAAAACCTGCATAAGAGTCTATATCAATACAACCCCACTTACATTTATTATCATCATTAATTGGTATAACACCAAGACTAGCTTTACCTTGTAAATGATTTAACCAATGATCTTGTGTAATTATTTCTCTTTTAACAAAAGACTTACCTTTTACTTTAGAACCATTTCCGTTTGATTCGCCAACAATAGTGACACCATGAGCTCGATTTAATCCTTCAAATATATCTATAAACTTTCCTAAATTTTCCATAGCAATTTGTTTAAGTGGGCGTTTCCACTCTCGCTTCGACGCCCACTACCTAGGATTAGTAATTTGAAGAATCTTTATTTAAAGGTTCTTCAGAGCTATGTTTAGCTTCTATCTCACCTTTACCTACACTAATAGCAAAGTTTTTAGCCATGTCATAAATAGCTTTATCTATAACAGGACCTACCTTTTCTACATCCCAACCAAACCATGTTCCTTTGTCGTTAGACATCTGAACAGTCTTTAGTTTATAAATGTGACTATATGTAGGCGGGGTAAATAAACCATTTTTACCTTGCATTTTTAAACCCATCATCATTGAATTCCATTTTCTACTTACTTTTAATTGAGTAGATTTCATAGAAATCAAAGCTGATTGTGGAGTATCACCTAGCTGCAACACAAAGTGATTAGCAGTATTATCAAGATAGTTACCATTTGGTAATCTATCTTTATATGATTTATCCCTAGTGGTTTGACTAATGATATCACTGTCGGCTTCGTGTATTGCTACTGGTGCTCCAGTGCTTTGTCCACGATCTTGCCACTCAATGTATTGTCTTTTGTAATGACATGGTACAACATTTATACTGTCATATAGTTCATTAGTAACCGTGTTTATGATTTTGCCAGGTTCTGCGCCCTCGACATATTTACCATCTCTTTTGTTTACCTCTGGAGATAGTTGTCCCAAAATTTTTAAGAAGGGCAACGCAAGATCCTCTTGCGATATATTTTGGGAACCTTGATTTGCATCAGCTTCAAAAACATTTGTTGCTAATGCTCCTCCTTCTTTTTTTGTTGCTACTTGGTTCATGTTACTTGTTCCTTTTTATTGTTGTTTTATTCTCCGAAAATATTCC